GAGCAGCACAGACCAATTAAACAAACATGGACAGAAAAAATTGATATGGGTAGCGGAATCTGGTGCTATAGAAATGTTTTGCCAAAGGGCAATGAAATACCAGAAAGACTAGAGGCAATTCTAGCAGCAAACGATAATCAGTATGACTGGATGCCAGCGTATGTTGGATACCAAGAAAGAATGCCAGACTACAGAGACTGTGTTGATTTTAAGTATAAGAAATCTGACATTTATGGAGATAGAGAAGCAGACAACAAGCTTAGAGATATCTGGCAAGAGTGTTATGATCCACAGTATCAAGCGGTTCGTGATTATTGCAGAATGTACAACATCCATAATTTAAGATATTGGGAAGCCTTTAACTTTATTAGATATACTCCAGGAAATCACTTCATGGAGCATCACGATCACGGATACTCATATAACTGCACAGTGTCACTTGTTGGATACTTTAACGATGACTATGAAGGGGGAGAGCTTTATTTCAGATTGCAAAATCTAAACATTAAGCCACAAGCAGGAGATCTATACATATTCCCATCAAACTTTATGTACCCACATCAGGCTAAGAAGGTCCATACTGGAACTAAATATTCAATTGTAACAATGCTGGACTATAGCGCAAAATTCCATACACAAGAAATGTTTATGGAAACAGGAGACTAATGAGCAATATTATAAATGTTTACAGAACTTCACCAACAGCATTTGTTGTTGAGCCATTGTCTGTCGTCAGAGATTGGATGGATGAAACTTTTGATAAACATGCATACCACTGCTTTCCAGTAACGCTTGCAAATACTGTTGGCTGGAGCATATCTTCAAAAACTGATATTAAGTTTATTTGGGATGGTATTAACGATACAAGTGCTGACCATGTTAAAATACTACAGGGAGAAGATCTGTGTTACTCTGGAAGAGGACAATCTACATTAAGTTTTAATACAAACTTAAAGTTTGTTACAGATAAAAACTTAAGCTTGCTTGCAGTTAATCCTCCTAACTTTTTTAATTCAGACTTTGAGGTAATTTCATCAGTAATATCTACATCGTTTTACCCACATCCACTACCTCTTGCAGTTAAAGCTAAGGTTGCAAATAAAGAAATTACAATAAAAGCAGGACAACCAATAGCAGCCCTTATTCCTATATCTTTAGGACAGCTAAAAGATTCAGTAATAAATGTTGATGATTATGTAAGAGATATAAAAGCTGAAGAAGCAGCAAAGGCATACGGAGATGCTGCGGCATTAAAAACTGCCGTAGGACAGTGGACAGACTGGTATAGAGATGCTGTGAATGAAAAGGGTGAATCTGTTGGAGAGCATGAGGTTAAAGCATTAAAGCTTAAAACTGTATACGTTAAAGATGGGAAACCTTGTGGCATTAACGATTAAGTTCGTATCAAATAGACCTTGGCTAAGCAAAGACAGTGATTCAAAACCAGAGCCGATAATTAAAACAATACCAGACTGGTATAGAAAAGCAGATCGATTTGCAAAAAAGCCAGACGGAGAATTTTGGGAAAATCCAGGCGGAGGTAAAATACCAACATGGAAAGCGTGTCCTGCAATATTTGATATTATGGGAACAGGCTATACCCTAAAGACTCCATGCGATATAGAATTTATAGAAGGTGACTTTGGAGCAATAACCGCTAAGGTTAAAGATAAAAGATATGCAGATTTTTGCTCAGTTAGACCACCAATGCCACAATTTAAGCATCCACAGGGATATTATGAAACTCACTTTGCATGGTTTCCAGACTGGGCTATAGAAACACCAGAAGGCTATAGCGTTCTTTACTCTCAGCCTTTTAATAGATTTGAACTTCCATTTCTTACAACTTCAGGAATCATTGATAATGATAAGGTAAATCTTCCAGGATCAATGCCTTATGCACAAATGTTGCCTTTTAAAAGAGAAGATTGGGAAAGCGAAGTATTTATTGAAAAGCCATTAAATCTAGAAAAGAAAAACCTTTTAAATTCAGCAAAGTATAGAAAGCCAGACGGCGGTATCTATAAAAATGAAGTTTGGTCCAAGAGGACCTATTCTTAGGATGGTATAATAAATATATGGAACAGAAAAAAACTAGCAATTGGGGATGGGACGAAAGAGTCTCAATTACACCTTCAGGATTTTTTGGAAATTCTCCAGATCATATTCAGTCTAGAGAAAACATTATGACACCAGAAGAGCATAAGTTTCTTTTAGAAGCAGCTCGCTCAATTGAAGAATGGGATATAACAGAAACCCATTATAACGAAAATGGAACAGTTATATATGATTCCACATACTGGGATAATCGTGTTGCATCAAGACCGATCCTAGATAAAATTAACCCTGAAATATCTTTAGTTATTGAAACAATCGTTGCAAGACTAAAGAAAGAAGTTGATGAGTACTTTAATGTAGATGCTCTTCCAACAAGCCCAGCAATTGTTAGATGGCTCCCAGGGTACAGACAAGAGCCACACGCAGACAAAGAGCTGCACACTGGGCCAGATGCTGGCAAGCCAAATGATTTCCCATACTATGACCTTTCAGGACTGTTTTACTTGAATGATGATTATGAAGGTGGAGAACTATATTTTCCAAATCAAGGAATTGAATTTAAACCAAAGCCTGCTGCAGGATATTTTTTCCCAGGAGATATGAACTATATTCATGGAGTAAAGGAGATAACAAGCGGGATACGTTACGTTATCCCATTCTTCTGGACAATTTTAAAGCACACAGGAGATAAGCAGCCATGACAAAACAATGCGTTTGTGGAAGATCTGAGTCGTATCCTTATTGCGATGGAACACATAAAATTAAAAAACAAAGACCTGAAGATGAAATAAAATTTGAAATAATATATCCAAAAGTTTATATCTACAGAAACTTGTTTAAAGACATTAAGGGTTTTCTAGAGCTAGCAAAAGAACAAGAAGGCTGGGAGCAATGGTACACATTTGGCTCAATGCTCTCACTAATGGAGCAAAGAGTAAATTTTGAAAACTTTCCAACACTTGAAGAGTATAGGGCAGCAAGATCTTGGGGTCCAGTTTCATCACAATCTCCATTAACCGAAGAGGTCGGAGAAATATTTTATAAGGTCACAAGCCATTATTTAAAAAATAATCCAGACATTTCTTTGCCTAATTACAGCAAAGGCTCTGCCTCAATTAATATCTATGAGAATGACGCTGGAATATCAGAGCATTATGCAATGAATTATCATACAGACTTTGTTGTTCCTTTAAGAGAAAATCCAGGAGTTAAGTTTGGCTTAACCACAACATTTTATTTAAACGATGACTACGAAGGTGGAGAGATCTGCTTTAAGATAGGCGACCACTATATTTCTCACAAGCCACAAGCTGGAGATGTAATTGTTTTCCCATCTGTAGATCCTTACATGCATGGAGTTAGAAAGTCTTTTGGTCCAAGAAGATATATGATTAGATGCTTTTGGGAGTTTGAAGATAAAGGCTCAGACGAGTGGCATGCAAATAAAGAAAAGTTTGGTGCCGAAGTTTGGGAACAAATGGAAAAAGATAGATACAAAAAAGAGATTTTTAATGCACAAGTTGATGGAGAATCAGTACATGAATTCTTTGGAAGGGACAATGGTAAATACTCATGAAAGACGGAATGATTGATGTTATAGATAAAAGCACGTTTATATATTTACAGGATGAAGAAGTTCCAGAAGATAAGCGTGGATCGTTAGGAGTTACTACAAATAAAATTGTCGAGATTCCAAATTTTATTGATCCAGAAATAGTGTCAAAGATGATTAACTTTTTTGAAAACTGTGACGTAGAATGGGGAGATATTGCATTCTATGGTTCTTCTGGCAAGGGTATAAAGACAGACTCTGAAACAATGGCTAAATTTGAATTGCCAGATGGATTTTTTGATAAGCTAAAGGATAAATACAAAGAAGCGGTAGAAACTGTTTTTGATAGAAAAGTTAGAGCAAATACATCGCATGCCCAAAAGTGGGATGTTGGTGGATTTGCAAGTCCTCATTCTGATAACTCAGACAACTCAGGAAAACCAAATGCATTTGAAATTAATAAGTATGTAGGCATCTTATATTTAAATAGCGATTACGAAGGCGGAGACCTTTATTTCTGCGATAAAGACAATGAGATGAAAACATATTTATCATTTAAGCCAAACGCCTATTCCTACTATGTGTTTCCTGGAGGCTACGAAAATATTCATGGTGTGTCAGAAATAACAGCAGGAACAAGATACACAATGGTTTCTTTTTGGGACTACGAAGAGCTTGTATACGATCAAGAAACTTTGGATCGCTGGGAAGAAGAAGAAAAGCAAGTTAGAATTGAGCAGGCAAAACAAAAAGAAGAATGGAATAAGGGTAATAAGTATGCTTGAGGGACAAGACTTTTATAGAATAGCTCCTAAGATTGTTGTATACAAAAACCTTTTTGACAACGAAGAGTTCAAAGAAAGCTTTGAGTATATTAAGTCCATCGAAGACACCTGGGTAGACTGGTATACATTTGGAAAGCAAAAAAACTTTCCACTTAAAAATACTAGAAATGCTTACGGCTTAGACGTTTTATGTTGAAGATGAAAAGCTTAGATTTTTTTACAATTATATTGAGGATGTTTTTTATAAAACAACAAAACATTATTTTGAGCTAACAGGAGAATTGCAGCCAGAAGGATCGCCAAAAAATCATAGCACTGCAACGCTACTTAAATATATACCAAGAGAAAATTTTACAAAAGCTGTCATGGGCCATCATACAGATTTTCAGCAAGAAAAGAAAGATGAGCCAGGCCGTAAGTTTTTTGTAACTTGCAACATGTATCTAAACGACGACTATGATGGTGGAGAAGTTTCATTTAAGGTATTCCAGGATGAATCAAATGATCCCGATGCAGAATATGTAAGACACATGTATAAGCCAGAATCAGGTGATGTAACAATATTTCCATCGAGAGCTCCCTATTACCATGGAGTAAGATCTGTACACAATGGAATAAAATATTTTATTAGAAGCTTTTATATGTACGACTATGATGGATCCGAAGAATGGCATGCAAATAAAAACAAGTATGGCGAGGAACTCTGGAGACAAATGGAAGTAGAAAGACAAAAAGCAGACATGAAGTCTGGTAAAAACACCAGAGACAATGAAGATGAAAAAAATTATGGATAAATTAAAATTGACTCAGCACGACAAAATTCATTACTACGAAGATGTTATTTCTGATCCTGAATATTTAATAAATCTTATTGAAAGATCTGATGAGTTCCTGACCGAACAATCAGGTATCCCAAAGTGGAGTAAGTGGTCGGCAAGCGGAGATACAGAATATGTATTTGGTTATCAAAAAAGATTTACAAATAGTGTAGACATAGATGCAAATTCAGATGTAAGAAGAATTAATAATATACTTAAAGATGCAATACTTACTGCATCCAATGACTATGCCAATGTACACTCTACAGATATAGGATCTTTGATGCCTCTTTCTATAAGCAAGTACTCTACTGGTAAATCAATGGGGCCACATGTAGATGACTACGGCAACGGAGATGATCCAAACATATCGGTTGTTTTATATTTAAACGATAATTATGAAGGCGGAGAAATCTACTTTAAAGAGCAAAATATAAAGATAAAGCCAAAAGCTGGGAGTATAGTTATATTTCCATCGGTAGAGCCTTATTATCACGAGTCCCTTCCTGTAATTAGTGGTATAAAATATATGTGCCCAGGTTTCTGGCGTAAAACTAACAAGGTGGTATAATTAAAAAATGAGTACAACAGGCAAAGGCTTTCATTATCCAGTCTACACAGACACCCCAGATGTTCCTAGAGATTTAGAGCAGCTAGCAAGGGATGTAGATGCATATCTAGATGCTCACCCAGGTCCACAAGGCGAGCAAGGGCCTGCAGCAACAGTATCCGTTGGAACAGTTGATGTTTTGCCACCAGGATCAATGCCAGAGGTTATTAATGTTGGAGACTCGAATGATGCTATATTTAATTTTAAAATTCCTAGAGGTGTAGATGGTGTTCTTGGTGGTCCTGGGCCTGCTAACGAGATATCTATAAACCCAACAATCACAGGGGCAGCGGGCACACAGGCAAACGTTGTTATATCAGGAACCGCACCATCACAAACTTTAACATTTACAATTCCTAAAGGAGACAAAGGCGAGACTGGCGCAAAAGGTGATAAAGGAGATACAGGTGATCAAGGCCCAGCCGCTGCAACAATATCTGTTTCTCCAACAACAGTAACTGGCGATCCTGGTACAAATGCATCTGTTACTAATTCTGGTACATCAAGTGCTGTTGTGTTAAACTTCACAATTCCTAGAGGTGCAACAGGAGCAACAGGCGCAGACGGTGCCCCAGGCCCTGCGGGAGCAGATTGCGCAACACCATCACTTGATCCATTAAATCAAGTGATTAGCTTAAACGTTCCAAATGGTGCAGGTGATGGAGTTAACTCCCACTGGTACCCGCTTGGATCAGGGTCATCCTCTTTAGGAAAAGACGCTACAAGCGGCTCAGCAAGATACTGGAAAGATATTTTTTCAACAGGCACAGTTAGGGCTGCATCTGTTATTGCATCTGGTAATATGTATATTAATACATCTACCATTGTAACGTCAGACCAAAATCTAAAGAACAGCATTGCTGTATCTGATCTAGGTCTTGATTTTATCAACTCATTAAATCCAGTAAGCTATAAATATAATGTCGGCGGAATCGATTATATTGTTAATAGTGATGGAACGCATACAGAGGTTGAAGTTCCTGGAACAAGAAAACATTACGGTTTACTTGCACAAGAAGTAAAACAAGCACTTGACGAAGCTGGGATTGAAGATTTTGGCGGATGGGTACAGCAAGAGGATAATACTCAAGCCCTAAGATATGAAGAGTTTATATCTCCACTAATTAAAGCGGTACAAGAACTTACAGCGAGAGTTAAAGCACTAGAAGAGGCGTAAGACATGTCATACAAATATACAGTCTTACAAGATAAACCAACTTCTTTTTATATGCTTGATGAAATTAAATCAGGCACAGTAACCAATTATGACAATCTTAGATCTAGATTTGCAACGTATCAAGACTTAAAAGACAACGGTGTTTCATACTCAGCAATAAGTGGATTGCCAATATATGATTACTCAGGCAATGCGAATGATGGCTACGCTATAAATGCTTCAAGCAAAGAGCTAATGCCCATAGTAACTGGCACAGTAAGAGGAACTGAAGTGCTTACAGATACAGAGATAGCCCTTAAAGCTCCAGGCATTGCAACAAAATACTATGCAGACAATTCATTTGCCATTGAGATATGGGTAAAGCTTCCGAATGCATCAAGCCTATCCCAAATGCTATTAGGAGACATTGATCTAGGTCTTGGAATATTTTATGAAGACTCAAACATTGTATTTAGAGTAGGAAGCTATAGCTGTTTTTATAAAGTTTCAGATAAAGAAGCTATGTATATAGTAGCTCAATTTTCTTCAAATAGAATGTGGCTAAATATAAATGGGATAGAGGTTGACTCTATATCTTTAGAAGGATATAAGTTTCAAAACGACGCTATAGCCTTTAAGATTGGTCCAGCAATAAATAAGTTTTTTGTAGACGCTGTTGCTTTTTACAGGTTCAACCTCACAGCTGGTCAAATTAATAAACACTATGCAGAAGGAACTAAGGAGATTAATTATTCACAAATAGTTTCTGCTGATAATGGATATTTGTTTAGCATTAATGCGTCTAGAATGAAACCAGTTTTAAAATATTCATATCCAGAATCAAAGTCCTGGGACGAAATTGCAGGAGAAGGAGTTCTTGTATCTCAAGACAAACGATACCTTTATTTTGAAAAAACAACAACCGAAGATACAGCATCTTTTGAGTTTATAGATGAAGTATTTCTACCTAGCCATTTAGGAATAACAACGTCTCAAATATATTGGGATGAAGATACGGCAGGAATACAGGTATATGTTAGCTCAGACAGCACAAACTGGTTGCAATGCTATAAC